TGCAAGTGGTCGGAGCTAAATACTTGACCTTAATTGCTCGGCGGTGCTTGTCGCTCTGGTCTTCTACCCACTGATGGAACCGGGCGCGCTCTAGCTTGCTCTGTTCCTGTGCTTCTATCTGGGCTTTCATTATTCCCTTTCGGGCGTCTTCGCGTCTGTCTTTTATACTCTTGTACATGTGCTTTTATCTCCTGTGTTGTCTTGGTGTATTAAAATAAGTCTAGCTGTTCAGGGCGTCCGGGGTTTGTTATGGGCGCCGTGCTTACGTCTGTTATCCTGAATTGCATGTGAGAAAAGGGGCTGTTACTCGTCGGGGTTCCTGTTACTGGTCTGACTGTTGTTGTCGTGCCTCGTGTGTGGTCTGTTATCTTAGTGAGCAGGGGCTGTCCGTCGTGGCTGTAGTGAGTCCATGACGCCTTAGCACCTAGCCGTCGCTTGATGTCGTGGGTAGTGTGTCTCATGTCGTCTCCTGTGCTTTCATTGTACCCTCAATATAGGCACAGTGCACCCCTCTTGTCAAGCTGTTTGTATTGCCTGTTGCCGGGGCTGTTGCCATTGCTTAGCACGTGCTAAGTGCAACCATGGCTAAGTGCCTGCTCTATAGGGAGTTACGGGCGTTGGCGGGCTCCCGGCGCGTCCCCGGCGAGGGGTTGCTCACCCTACGCGAAACGCGTACTCAACGGTTCGCGTAACGCGAAACGCGCCCGCGGGGGGGGGTGTGCGTATATCAGGAGCTCTCCACGCATTTTCCAGCCCATTTTTGGCTTATTTTCTCCTCACGAGACGAGCTCCGCCTAGGGGAGAGTATACAGACAAGCCATCTATACAGGGGGTTCGTTTGGGGGTTCGTCAGAGTTGCTCTCGAAGCTATTCTCCCGACGAGAAATATAGGGTCTATAGGGGGGTTCATTCGTCTGTTCAGAATGAAACGGTTTAGTAAACGGTTAGGCAAACGGTTTGGTAAACGGTTTCGAAACGGTTTAGCAAACGGTTCCTATATAGTATAGGTTATAGTTAAGGTTATAGTAATAGTAAGAAAGGAACTCAAACTTCAAAATCCAGTATAAAAATTGCAGTATGTTATATCTTGACTCTAAATAATTTTTGCGGGTAGATTTAGCCAATGCTGGTAAGGTGTCATGGTAAGGAATTTGACGTATATAAGGAATCTGAGGCTTCAAAGCTCGGAATCAAGTTCAGCAAAGACTGGCGAGACGCCAAAAAAGGCGACTGGATAGTCACCAGTGGCGGTGACAAGGTTCCCAGCAGGGTTGTTCAAGTTATTGACAGGAAGGTTTGGAAGCGTACCGGGAACCAGAAACCAAGAATATTCATTAGAACTGGTTATGGGGACACAACAATAGCGAAAAAGCACATTTATGCGTACAAGACAACAAACTACTCCAGAGACAAAAGAAAGCAAGCCGGGTACCGCCCGGTCAAAAACACAAGACCAACTACCTGTCAGCAGATATTTCTCGATTATCTCGCAGAGATTGGCTCCCCAACACATGCAAGGGGTAAAATCCTCTGGGACTCGGACAGTATTATCACCGCATACCAGATGGCTTACAGTGACAACAACGAAAATCAGGCCCTTCAAAGGGGGTATCACATACTCAACAAGAAGTTTTCAAAGGAATATATGAGTAAACTAATGAAAGAGCAGTTTGATGAGATTGGTCTTGACGACGAATACGTTGCGGATAAGTATAAAAATTTTTTAGAAGACGGAAAGGTACCCCACAGCGTACGTTTAAGTGCTCTTAACAGGATTAGCGAGCTCCGGGGACACAATAATATAGAGCGACAGCAGGAAACTCAGACTGTTGTTATGCTAACCAAGAGCGAAGATGACAGGAAAATGCTTGCTGAGGCTAGAAAGATAATTTCTGACAAGCAGGTAAACATATATATGGAGGAAGCAAGGAAAAAAGTTGAGGCTGACAATCCCGAAAAAAGAGTTTGACGTAGAAATTGACCTTGACGACCAGCAATCAGCGTTCATCGTTCTTGATGGCACTGATTATTTTCTAGATATACAGGTTGCTGAATTGCTTAGAAACTTGGTTAAAGAGGTTGAATCTCTAAGGTCTGTCAATGAAGCCCTTCGCGGCGCGGTGGAAGTAGTAGCCGAGGCTTAGCACGGTGGCGTTTTCACAAAAAGAAAAGGATGTGTTGCTAAGGCGTATGGCTATTGACCCGCTTTTCTTTGCGCGGTTCATCCTTGGTGACAAGACCCAGCCAATGAATTATCATATTAGGTCTGAAACCCCACAATTTCACTATGAGATAGTAAATGCTCTTAATAAGCTGGAAAAAGGAGAGAAGCTTGCTGTAGCTGCTCCCCGAGGACACGGAAAGAGCACACTTATTAACTTGGTGTACCCACTACACCAAATTCTTTTCGGTAGCGAAAGGTTCCTTCTGCTTATTTCTGAGTCGGAAACCCAGTCAAAGTATAATCTTGAGTCTATTGGTAACGAGATTGAGTACAATGACAAGCTAAAAACCTTCTTTGGAGACAGAAAGGGTGTGGTGTGGGGAAAAGAAGAGAAAGAAATTATTGGTTCTTTTGATAGCAAGGGGAACCCAGAGATAATTTGCAAACTTCTGGTTCGTGGTTGCGGTCAGAAGGTTCGTGGGTTGAAATATGGTGCTTACCGACCAACACTTACAATTATAGACGACGGTGAGGGAGAAGCAAATACCATTACTACTGGACAAAGGGATAAATTTCGCCGCTGGCTTAACGCTGCTGTTATCCCCGGCTCAGACTCTGCCCGCCTTATCAACATTGGTACAATCGTTGATGAGGACTCCTACCTCAATCGCACAGCTGGTTCCAAAGCATACAATCGGAACGGCGGAAAAAAAGCAAACGGGTGGAATAGTCTATTTTATCAAGCTGTAGTACAGGACACACAAGTCGGGGAGTTCGTTGCCAGCGGCAAAGAAATAATAGAGAAAGATGGAGAACCAAGGGTGTTGTGGGAGTCTCGAAGACCCTATATATGGCTTAAAACAGAGAAGGACAGGCTTATATCCGAGGGTGACGCGGCATATTTCTACCAAGAGTATCAAAACATACCCATGGACGACTCTTTTCGAGTATTCAAGAAGACCGATATGCAATATTGGAGTGGGTTTTATGCTTGGGAGGCAGGGCAATCGTTTCTTGTTAGAAATGACGGTGGAAGAAAAGAAAGGTTCCCTGTAAATGTCTTTATAGGCGTAGACCCGGCGTCTTCAGAGAATGTGAAAGCAGATTATACTGTAATTATGGTCGTTGCGTTGGATAGTATGCACAATATATATGTTATAGACTATTTTCGTGGTCAGGTGACGCCAATGGACGGCGCCGACAGGATTTTTGAGCTTGCAGACAAGTATCACCCGAAATGTATAAACATTGAGGAGACTGGGCATGTCATGTTGGCTGATTATATCATCAGAAAATCCAAAGAGACTGGAAGATTCTTAAATGTTAACCCAAAAAAGGCAATTAAGACGAAATACTACAGAATTAAACAAATGCAACCACTTTTTGCTTCAAAAGCTGTTTTTATGAGAGATGAGCACTATGAGCTTGAACAGGAACTTCTTGCTTTTACCGAGCTTGGTAAACACAAAAAGGATACGCTGGACGCGCTAAGGTGGGCTACTGATGATATTTGGGTGCCGGACATGGAACAGAATGAGCATGGCGAATGGATTGAAGCGCAAGGTCTTGTTGGTGCGGACTGGCAAACAGGAGAATTAATTTATGCTTGACTGTTTCGTTGTTATTAATGTAAGATTTACAGGAACTTAGGCAATTTTAGGACGTATTGTGGACATATTGCGGGAATTTGTCTCGAATAAATTTACAGGAGTTGTAAAACTCCACTTTATTAAAGGGTTTATTAAGAAAATATCTAAAGAGGAGACCGTTTCTATAGATTAACTTAATTTGACATAGGCCACTACCTATGTATGCCATGACCCTCGCTCGCGTCTCAAGCGAGGGTTGTGGTTTTTTTTATGGCAAAAAGGATAAAACTAAAACAACTAAGGCTTCCCAGTGTAGAATCTGGCGATATACGCGATGAGTATGTTTTATACCAATCTTCTTCCTCAGACCACAGGTATCAGATAGCTGAGGACGAGGCTTTTTACCTTGGAAACCAACTAACAGTAAAACAGAAGGAATATTTGGTTTCTGTAGGACAACCACCCGAATCAAACAACAAAATTAGACCGGCGGTAGAGCAGGTTCTGTCGAATGTAGCGGCAGCAAGCCCAGAGTGGGACATAAATCCAGTTGGAAAGCTTGATAATGAGCTTGCATTTGTGTATAACGCTCTTTTTGATAAAATATGGTATGATTCTCAGGGTGACGTCCAGTTTCGCAACTGTGCTAAAGCTTTCATTGTAAAGGGTCTCTGCTATCTGTATGTGTACCCTGATTGGCACGCGGATAACGGTTTCGGAGCCCTGAGAATGAAATCTATTCGCCCGGAGGCTGTGTTTCCTGACCCAAATTCGATGCTTCCAGACTTTTCAGACGCTTCTTCGGTGATTTACTCGGATTTACACACGAAAAAGCACTTAAAGAACATATTCCCACAATATTCCAGCGAAATAGAAGACGCTGAGGAAGACTACCTAATTAGCGAGACTGGTTCAGACAAGTATTCAAGAGACCAGATGGTAACACGTGCTGATGTATCTCAAGACCATCAGCCAAAAATCAGAAAATTTATACGATGGACTAAGGTTAGTGTTCCTATTGCGGTTGTTACAGAGGCACTTACGGGGAATGCACAGGTTTTTGATTATGCTGGGTATGAAGAGCTTATAAAAGACCCTGAGTATGATAAGTTTGTAGAAGAGGGTGTGATACGTGAAGAGCTGTCTTATGAGACTCGCGTAAGAGAGACTTGCATGTTTGGAGACAAGATTGGATATGACGACGTTCTTCCAATAGCTAATTATCCATTGATTCCCGCCTGTAAC